CAAACAACACATTAAAAATTAAGATTATGAAAACAAATATAACAGATTTTAAATTTATGCGCTCAGGAAGCGGACACTACAAAGTAATTTTTACTTCTCCTATAACTGGGAAAAGGTGGAGTACTATAACCGACGATATGCATCTAATAGATGCTACCAATGGCGAAGAAAAGCCAAAAATCAAAGATTTGAATAAATTGAAAAAACTTTGTAAAAAATAAAACAAAAACCCAGCCCTGAAATTAATATAAACTGGGGAGTTTTTCAAAAATAAAGGGCTGGTTAAATATATATTACCTCTTATGTGCTTTATTTCGGCTCGTAGCATTGTATCAAATCGAATTATCAACTTATAAAATATTATCAGATGACAAATAAAGAAAAGGCAGCAAAATGGATTAACGAACAAGCTGACGATACGTTTTCACTTGACTGTAAACAAACAGGTAAAGATGTTGTATTGCTTTCAGATGCGATTAAAGCCATCGAAATGGCAGTCCCTAATTTCATTCCAGTAAACGAGGAATTGCCAAATACAGAAGAACAAGTGTTAATTAAGATTGAGAGCGGGAGTGCAACATACAATGATAGAAAGGCTGTATGTAATTTTCTGACTGCTGCAATTGATGAACATGGCAATTGGTATGATTGGAAGTGTGATGAAAATATAGAAAACACAGTCATATCTTGCATATCTTGGCTTAGATTGTCGGATTTATAATTGCACATAACGTATAAGTTTGCATTTCGGGTATAACTTTTTTACTTTGCAAAACAAATAAAAATAGTATCTTTGCCTCAGAACTCATAATACTATTCAGTTTTTACGTTAAAATGCTTCATGTCATTATTGAAGCATTTTTTTTGTGCTATAATGCAACTACTTAATAAATAATTGCGTAAATTTGTCCCGATGGCACAAATAGAAATAAATAATACAGAAATTGAACTTGGAACAAATAGAATTGTTCTGAATAAAGAATCTTTTTCGGTGGAAAATTGGGAGAGTAAGAAAATAGACTTTTCAGAATCCTTAACCGTTCCTAGAATCAATTTCATGAAATTAAATACTTTATATGATTTTAAATATAAAGAAAATGGGTCTATTGTGTTCATTGGCATAGCTATTCTATTATCAGAAACAAAAACTGAAAGCGAAATAATATTACTAGATAATTCTATTTCGTTGTTTGATTCCATGAATGAAAATCTAAATAAATTAGAATTGGATTCTCAGGATTTTGTTTTTAATTTAACCGAATATGCAGCAAAAAAAGTTTTAAATTCAAGTATTTGGCTTTGGTCGGCTGCAAATAATCACACCGAAAAAATACTTTCTAAGAATATTTTAAGCAATAATTTAGCTTTTTCACGTCCTTTTTTTTCTTGCAAAAGATTACTAGAATTAATTTTTGACGTTAAAAAGTGGACTTTTGAAACTTCTTTAAAGTCTGAATTGCTCAATAAGTTAATTATTAGCTCTAATCATGAAACTTTTTATTTTACTTCTTATGAAAAAACCTTTAACGAAACAATAGTTAATACTGGATTAAGTTTAATTGAATTGGATTCATATAGTTTTATTAAAACCGATTCTATCATAAGTACGTACACTTTAAGTTTAAACTATAAAACAAATATTCGTTTTCGTGGATATATTACTTCTGATAGTGAACAAATATTGCAAATAGTTGCAACCAGTTCAGCAGCAACCAATTCAGAAACGCAAAATTTCACAATCAACAAAGGGCGCAATTATTACGATTTTACTTCAAATGATTTTGAAACAGTAGATCCAACTTATGATTTAGATTTTAATTTTGTCGGTTCAGGTTCGTTAGTTTTAGAAAATTTCAGAATATACACTTTAATAAATGAAATTGATTTTGGAAATATTTCGGCTGCAAACTTTACAGATTTTTTAATTAAAACCTACGATAATATTCCAAATATTTCACAAAAGGAATTATTCAAAAATTGTTTAAATTCCATCGGGGGGCTATTTAAAACCGACTCTTTACGAAAAAAAATTAATATAAATTCACTTGGAGAGCTTTCAAAACTTTCTTCATTGGACTGGTCAAATAAATTTATTGAAAATTCAGAAAAGAAAGTAAGTCTTGATAGTTTTGGGAAAAATAATTATTTTAATTATAATAATAAAGAAAATTCAAATTTAGGGCGTGGATTGTTTACAATTGAAAACGATACTTTAATTAATTCAAAAATAGTATTTAGTTCTATTTTCGGAGCTTGTAGCGAAGTTTTAATAAATACTAATTCTATTTCAGACTTTGCCGTTTATAATGACACGGAAAGAATTAATACTTTCAATTGTATTATTTCGTATTATGAAAATGTTGCTGCTTATTCGATTGCAAGATTTAATTTATTGAACGGAAATAATATTTTAATTGACTATTATAAAAACATTACTCAGGCAGTCCAGAATGGAGAGATTTTAGAAGTTGAAATAATATTAAACAATTCAGATTTTTTTAATTTTGACTTTACTCGAACAATTTATATAAAAAGTTTAAAAGCAACATTTTATATTTTGAAAATAAACAACTATATACATAATACACAATGTGAATTAATAATGTTAAGATTATGAATGAATTTATAGGCTCGGTTAATTTTAAAGATTTTTTAACCTTCATATTTGCGATTGCAACATCAATCGCAACTTTAAAATTTGGAATTAGAGAGGTGTTTATACACTCTAAGAATGTAGATAAAAAACTAGATAAACACGTTGAAGAAAACAACGAAGAGTTAAAAGCTATTAAACAAGATATTAAGTCGTTGCAGCAACAGCAAACAGACTTTAAATATGATATAAGTCAAAAAATAAACGATATAAGGTTAAGCACGTCAAAAACTGAAAACTTAGTAAATTTGATGTATGACGAAAGGAAGATTAATAAAAATTAAAAAAGTAAGTTATGAAAATCATGGAAATTATTTCGTTAATATTATACAGTTTGTTCCCTGCGGCTGTCATTTATATATTTTTCTTTTTCTTTAAAAAGCCGCTTGGCGAATTAGTTGCAAAAAGACGGTTTAAGAAAAAACAAAAAGAGCTAAAAAAGAAAAAAAGGGAGTAAGTCCCTTTTTTTTATCCATGTACAACTAAAAAAGTTATATATTAGTACCCGTTACTCCCTTCTATAAAGGAAGCCCAAGTAAATGAGTTTTTCGCTACTTTTTTTAAAGCATCAATAAGACTGCCTCTAACAATATAGGTTCTTGCGTGCGAACCTATATTAATATATGTCTCAATTCTGCCTGTTAAGGCAGAGTTTCTTGATACTGTTACTTTTTTCGCTTCTAAGTTGGTTTTTTCTTCTTGTGTCAAACGTTTTAAATTTTTCATAATCTTAATTTTTAAATATTATTTTCTCATTTCTTATACAACAAAGATATAACAACAGAATCATAAATCCAAACAAATATCCAATTATTTTTATCAATTATTCAAACGATAGTTTGTTTATAATTAATCTAAATAAGCTAAATGTTTAATAAGCTAAAAAACACTATATTTGCAATAAAAAGACTATGGCAGACGAGCAGATTATAATAGAAATTACGGTTGAGGACGAAGAACTAAGGAAAGCAGCCGAAAAAGTGGACTTATTGACTAGTTCCATTGATTTAATGAGTAATAGAATTAAAGAAGCTAGGAAAGAAAATGGCAAGTATGAGAATAGTATTCAAGACGTTGAACAACAACTAAAAGAAGGCTTAATCACAACTAAGGAGGCGGCTAAACAAACAACAGAACTAAATAATAAAATACACGCTAACAATGTCGAAATTGCGAAAAACTCAATTGAAATTAGTAAGCAAAAAAGCGAAAGGAGTGCAAATATTAAGCTCATTAAAAGCGAGGTTGACACGCTGAAAAAATTAGAAACTCAGGCAACTTTGCTAAATAAAGAAATTTCAAACACTAAAATAGGTTCGGACGCTTACAACGAATTAAAAGAAAAATTAGCAAATGTAAACGAAGAAATAAACACTCAGAGGCAGTCATTTAATGATACAACTAGAAACATCGGAAATTATAAAAAGTCAATTGTAGAAGCTTTATCGGAGATTAGCGCACTTGAAAAAAAAGAAAAAGAACTTAATGAAACACTAAAAAAAGCAAATAAGAACACCGAGACTGGTTTAGTTTTATGGAAGCAAACAACAAATGATATTGCGAAAACTAAAGCAGAAATAAAAGAGTATCGTGAAGAGTTCGGAATATTAGAAAAAAAAGAGGGAACTATTCAAAAAATGTTAGACGGTTTTGAAGAAATTCCCGGAGCGACAAGCAATGCAGCAACAGGAGTTAAGACTTTAGGCGCAAGTTTTAAAGCATTATTAGCTAATCCAGTCGTGTTAATGATTGCAGCGGCGGCGGCGGCTTTAGCTTTGCTTTTTAAAGCATTTCAAAAGTCAGCAACTGGGAGCCAATTATTATTAAAGGGTTCGGCTGCATTAGAGGGTGCTATGGGTGCTGTTATTAAAATAGCTGAGACATTAGCGCAATGGCTTGAAAAGTTATTTGTAGACCCACAAGCAGCTATTGAAGAATTAGGCGAAATAATTCTAAATTCATTAATAAACAGATTGGAAGGTGCATGGTTATTAATTCAAGGGCTTGGAGAATCAGTGAAAGCATTAATTACAGCCGATTGGGACGGACTTGCGGAAAGTGCCGAAAAAATAGGACGTGCTTTTATTTCTTGGCAAACTGGTTTGAGTGCAGAGCAACAAAAACAATTAGCAACTGAAATAGAAAACACAGCAATTCAAGCGGCTAAATATGCTGAATCTATGATTAAGTTAGTCGATGCACAAAAAGCCGTTCAAAATTCAAACAGAAATTTAACAAAGGACATTGCAAATTTAAACGCTGAATTTGAAAAACTTTCACAAATCGCAGGCGATGACACTTTGAGTTTAGAAGAGCAAAAAAAGGCAGCTTTGGAAGCCTCAAAAATTGCGGTTGAATTAGCGGCAAAAGATGAACAATTAGCAAAAAATAGGCTTAATATTATTAATCAGGAATTAACTTTGCGACGTAGTTTTGGCGAGAACGTAACCGAATTAATGAACCAACAGACAGAGGCGCAAGTTGCTTTGACCGAAACTCAGTCCAGAAATACATTAATTCAAATGAATAATCTTAGAGAGCAGCGAGTAATTGAAAGAGATATATTCGAACTTCGCCTTGACCAACTCATCGACATAGGCGATAAAATGAAAACAGTAGGAGAGGAACAGGTTACTAATGAGAAGCTAAGCATTGAAAAGAGAAAAGCAAATTTGAACGCATTAAGAATTGCAACGCAATCAAATATAAGTGAGATTTCAAAGGAATATGAACGCTATGGAGTTACAGCCGAGCAAATTAATGACTTAGTAAATTCTTCAGATGCTGCAAGTGTTGTGGAAAAATTAAAGAACTTAGGAATTAATGAGATTGCAAATAATAGGCTTCGTGAGATTATAATGGAGCGTATCCAATGGAATTTAGATTTTAATAAACTAGATAAAGAATTAAGCGATGAACAAATAAGTAGAACTGAAAAGGCGAACGAAAAAATAAAGCAAACCGATACAGACAAAGAAATATTTCTACTTGAAAACGAAGAAAAGCGACTTGAAAAAACAAAGGAAAACGAAGCCGAGCGATTGAGAATTGCAGAAGAAATAAAAAATAAGCTTATTGAATTTGAAACTGAAAAGCTTGAATTAACGCTTGCAAATGAAGCATTACTAGCAGATGAAAGAATCGCTTTAAAAAAAGAAACTGAATTAAAAATACTTGAAATTGAAGAAGAGTATAGACTTATTAATGAAGAGAAACAAGTTGAAGCGAACGCAAATACAATTGAGCGTGTTAATGAAAATCTGTCTAAGATTGGCGAACTTACAGCCAAATTTGCAGGCGAAGAAAACAGAATCTTTACAGACTTAACTACTAATATTTCTGATTTATTTAAAAAGCAAAAAGTTTCTGCAGAGGACGCTTTTGGTGCAACTGGTTTAGCTGCAAGTTCTGTTTTTAATCGAATATCAGCACTTAGGCAGAAAGATTTTACAGATTTAGAAAAATGGCAAGCCGATGGATTAGCAGCCAATGAAGGTAATGCAGCCGCACAACAAAAAATAAGAACTGAATATGCAAAAAAAGAAAAAGAACTAAAGGAAAAAGCATTTAAAGCGGACAAAGCTAATGCTTTAGTTCAGATTGCGATACAAACAGCCCAAGCGGTGGCGAAAGCGGTTGCTGCCAGTCCTTTGACATTAGGTTTGCCATTTTCTGCTATTGCGCTAGGAATTGGAGCGGTGCAAGCTGGTATTGTTGCATCAAAACAAATGCCTGAATTTGGCAAGGGAACTGATAACATTGTTAAAATAGGCGGTTCGCATGCAAGCGGGAACGATATTACAGTAGTCGGATATGATAAAAATGGAAACTCTCAAGCATTTGGGAAAGTTGAAAAAGGCGAGGCGATGCCTGTAATTCCGACTAGATTAGTCTCTAGCTTTCAAAATGCAATGCTAAATAGTAAATTTTCAACTATTGGACGTGAAAGAAAATTTGCAAACGGAACGGCAAATATTTTAAATCAGAATCAAAATAATAGTATAGCTCAAAATAATAGTATTTCGGTTCGAGATTTAGAGACCGTATTAAAAAACTTAAATATAAGTGTAAGTGTAGAAGACATTACTAGCGCACAAAATAAGCAGGTTCAAGTAAGAAATAAAGCAAGTATATAAAAAAAAGCCGAGTAATTCGGCTTTTTTCTTTATTTTTAGGTATTAATTATTTTTTTATTTGGGAATTGTAAACGTAAATCGCTAATCGCTTTCGTTAGCAACTCCCCTTCTCTTGCTCTCTCCATTTCTTCCGATTTTGCTTTTAACGTAAGAATGTAATATCCACTACAACAAGGATTAAGGCTGAGTTATCTAATACCCTGTAAATTCTGGCAGCTTTTTAAACTCCGCATCAGTCATTAAAATCGGTTCTAAAATAGGGAAAAGACCGTCTTCATTATTATTTTCTTTTTCTAAATCAGCCAATAATAAGCCAACATTATGAGATGTATCTACATAATAATCGCCATCTATACAATTTATATCTTGATAAACTTTGAAAAACATTTGCTTAACTTGCGGTAATTGTGATAATTTTTTTATTTTTTTAGCCATTTTTGTAATTGTTTATTTTTCAAGTAATTCAATTGCCTTTTTTATATCGGTTATTGATTCTCTATCGGTTATTAGAATTGAATTAATAACAGCTAGGTTTAAATAGTGAATAGCTTTTTCTATTTCAATATTTTTCCTTACTATTTTTATTTTTTCCTTTTTCTCTTCAATCTCCAACCATTCAATACTGTCAATTAACTCGTCTAATTTCTTTTCAAAGTCATCGTTTTCAACGGAATCGCAAAATTCCTTTAAAGTTTTATTTTCATTCATAATGCTACTTTTTAAATGTTATAATTCTAAACTACTATAGGCGTGCAGTAAACCGCACGCCTTTTATTCCGTTATAACGAATTAATATCAACAGCCAATCCTGCGTCAATTAATCCGAAAATATCAAAGTGAAGTGCTAACAAATTTTCCACAACTTCATAACTTGAAGCAAGCGGAGTATTAATTAGATAATCAATATTAAAAAAGTTAGGGACTGGCGAAATTTTGTCAATGAATTTGGGTAAATCTGCCAACGGTCTTAATATTGGCTTAATTTCGCCATCTAACACTATTTTACAAGATAAGTATTTATCATGGTTTAAATCAATATAATTAGCACCTGTTCCGCTAATAAAATAACCACTATTTTTACCCTTTAATATTACTCTTATCTGATAGGGCAAATAAGCTGATAAATGTTTTAATTCTAATTTCATTTTTTATTTTTTAAAAATTCTTCAAATCTATGCAAAGAAACAAATATTATAAATGAAGAACCAAATGTTTCTTCATTTATAATATGTATTGGTCTACATTTCTATACACGCAATCCAACCGCTGTCTTATGAATAATTAATCACGTGAATATCCATAGAAAGCTGAAATTTTATCTAATGTTGGTAAACCATAATCATAATAATTATTAATATCAGAAATAATTTCTTTATAAAAATCAGGGTTATCAATCCACACCCATGTTTTAAAATGCAACATACTTCTTGCAGCAGATAATCCCTTTTGTGATTCAGCTTTTTCATAAGCTAACTTTAAATAATCCAATATTTCTTTTTTTGCATCTATTAATACTTCCCATTCTTCTTCTTCATTCTCAACTTTTTTTACATATTCTTCTTTTAAAAATATTTTTGCATTTTCAAATGTTAGATATGAAATCAAGTCCCCCCTCTGCGTTCCAAACATATCTTTTACTTCTTTAAATCTTTTTAAAATTTCTTCTTGTGTTCTCATCTTTATAATTATTAACTTGTTTGTATTTGAAAATGAAATGAATACTCATAACATTTGCTTTAATCCTATTTTTTAAATATTTCTGCGTGTTTTATTCTCACCCACAAGCGAGCAGCCAACAAGGCTTTTGCCTTATTTTTCTCAATACACGCCTTATCAATTTGTTCTTGGGCGTATTTTAGATTATTTTCTTTAATATCTTCTGACTTTTCCATAATATCAAATTTTAAAGGTTTGCTTTTTTTCTTAAGTATAAAAATCTTTTTCGGTAAACAAAAAAGCAATGTCTTTTCCTAGATTCATTTAAAGTTCCATTTATATAATAATAATATGAAGAACCAATAAACCTAAATGTAAAAAAATTATAGCATGTCATTGCTTTTAAAAAGCTATATGAACTACAAACATCATACACTCTTTTTTTCCCATTTTTTAAAAATTCAGTCCTTCTATTGAACGTGTTTTCTAATCCGTATGATAAAAGTAATTTATTAAATCCTACTCCTTTTCCTATTTCCATAACCTTATTTTTTAAATTAATATTCAAATTTACTAAATATAAATTAATTTACCAAACAAAATACATTTATTATGCTTATTTAGAACTAGTTTAAATAAACTTTTGTATATTTGCGATTATAAAGTAAGCAAAATATGAAGAAACCAATTTTTTTATATGGTTCAATTGATGCAATAAAGTCCGAAAGGTATTCGGTCGAATTGCTTGAATTGCCTGATAATGAAGATTCTGAAACTTGGATTAACTCTGGAGGCGGAAGCGTTTTTGATGGATATGCAATGTTGACGGCGTTAGCGAAAAGAAAGCAAATGTATCCAAATACAAAGAATAATGCACTTGTAACTGGTGATGCTTCAAGCATGGCGTTCAATATGTTGCTTTTTATGGACAACGTCGAAGCAGTTGAAACTGCAAATATAACAATTCATAGAGCTGATACATGGGTTTTTGACGAACGCCAACAAGACTGGCTAAATAAGAAAAACAAAGAATTAAGGCAAAAGCTTGAAAATAAAGTAAATGAAGAACTTTTTGTAAAAATTACAGGCACTTCATACGATGAAATATTTGACCCTGAAAAACGTCTTAATTTAACAATTACGGCAAAACAAGCCAAAAAATTAGGTATTGTTCAAAAAATAATCAATTTAGAAACAACGAAGCAATTAGAAGCGCAATACAGTAATGTCCTTGCAGCTTTTCACAATACAGGAATTAATAATTTAAATTCTATTAATATGAAAAAAACAATTAAAAGGGAGCTGACAGCGGCTGAACGATTCAAGGGAGTAGCTGAGTTTGAAATAGATATTGAAGCAGACAACAACAACCAAAAAATTGAAGCTGAAGCAAAAAACGCTGAAAAATTAGAAGCTTTTCAAACTGCAATCCTTGAAGCCAATATCGCAATTCAGGACGAAACAAAACAATTAAAAACTAAACTTGAAGCATCTGAACAAAAATATTTAAAACTTGACGAGCGATTCAAGAAATTAGAGGCTGCGTTAAACGAAGCTAAGTTAATGAAGTCAGACCCTGAATTGCCGAATGCTGAATTTAGACAGGAGGAAATTCAGAAATCATATACATCGCAAGATTTAACAGCCGCAATTGATGCAGCTTTAATTGCAGACAGAAAAAAAATAATTGAAAACCGTTCAAAATTTTAAGATATGGCAGCAGATACAATTACTTCAGGCACTACAAATGCCAATGGCGAACTAGACCAGTATTTATATTTGACGTATAAAGACGGTGCCGACTTTTTAATGCCTGAAAAGGCATGCGCATACATGAAATCAAATGTTCGTTCCAAGGCGCAATTAGATAGATATTCATACTCGGCAAATCCTTTTGAAGCATACGCAGCAGGAAACCCAACCTTTGCAAGTGGAGCAACTAAGGCGATGCGAGCGCTTGACCCTTCAGAATGCAAAAGAACCATTTCAGGCTTATATTCTCCTAATTCGTGGATTAAGGAATGGCAGAAATACGCCCCAACTGGAACACTTACTGATTTGAGATTAAATCAAGACATTACAAGATATACGTTTGAACTTGCTTTAAATGCAGCTTGGACGCAAGAAGCTAAATTGTTTTGGCAAGGCAACAAAGCAAGCCTAGATCCAACGCTTGTTTTTCAAGATGGAATTTTAAAGAAAATTGATGCTGATTCAGATTCAGATATTACTTTCATTCCGTCAATTGGAGCAGTTTTAAAAACAAACATTGTGGATATTTTGTGGAGCATGTATAAGGCAATGCCTTTGAAATTCAGAGACGATCCAGATTACAAGTTTCATTTATCTTACAACTTATTTGACTTAATCAATGAGTTCGATATTGATATTAAAAAAACAACCTACGGAGTTTTAGGCAATGCGTTTAAAAATATTTTTATCAATAAGCGTATTGTTCCTTATATCGGAATGCCAGACACTCATATAATCGGAGCGAGGACAACAGGAACGGAAGACAGTAATTTCGTTTATGCAAACTATTTTGGACTTGACGCAGAAATGCAATCAATACAAGCAGCTAAGATTGACAACTTAGGAACTCAATGGGGTTACAGGGTTGATTTTATGGCGGACGTGCAATATAGATGCGGTGAAGACATTACGGCGTATGTTGTTTAATTTTAAAAAAGATAATCATGATTATAAAACCATTTACAGACGTAACATTAACAGATGCAGCAGTATTGTCTGTTAATGCTAACGATTTTTTAGAAGATAAATTTGAAGGTACTTTTTTATTCGCAATTACAGGAACAAAAGTAACTGGAACATTTGACGTTACGGCACAATTGCAGTTTTCACAAGACAATACAAACTGGATAAATTCGGGTTCGCCTGTAACGATGAGCGATACGGTTACAAGCCAGCTTGTAGAACCAAACGCTGGTGTTTTGCGAGCTGCATATTATAGAGTGACCCTAACAGGCTCGGGAACTCAGAGTACAACCATTGAAGCCTCCTACACAAGAAAATCTAAATAATATGGCTACATGTATATTTAATCAGAATCAATTAAAAGATTGTGCTAATATTCCGAAAGGTGGATTAATTGAACAGACTGTATATGAATACTTTTATTCAGATTGGCGTTCAATGGTTAATGCTGGGCTTGTAACATTTGCAGTCGATGGATCTATTTCTGGTATAACCAACGGTATTGGAATTCAAGCGTATAAAAAAGAAACCCCATCGGGCGATATTATGCTGGGTTCGGCTCCTAATAAAGTATCTGGAGCATTCACAACGTACATTCATAAGGTTAAATATTCTTTAATTCAGAATAAACAAGCCGAAAAAAATGTAGTTCAAAGTATGGCAGTTGAAAAAAGAGTTTGTATAGTTATTAAAAATTCAGGCGAAGCGGAGATATACGGACACGATCAAGGCATGATATTAATAAATGCAGACAACAACCCAACGGATCCAGATTTTGGCGGAATCATTCCAGTTGAATTAGAATCAGACCCAGACAATGCAAAGGAAACGAAAAAACCTTTGTCAATATTCGACACTGACTTCACAACAACAATCGCATTAATTCAAGGATTGACCGTTGTAGGCGTTTAATTTTAAATTTATAGAATATGAAATACATATCTAATATTACAAGAAATTATTTTATTTCTTCATTGAGTCGAGTCGTTAAAATGGTTCAAGGTCAAGAATTAAGCGAAGAAGAGGCAAAACATTTGTCAGATGCTATATTGAATAACCATTGCACTTTGATTGAGGACGAGCCAACGCTTGAAGAAAAAAAAACACCAAAGAAAAAAAAGTAATTTCTTGAAAACCAAATAAAAAACCTGTATATTAAAGTATATAGGTTTTTATTTTAACAATGAAAAAAAATGAGTAGCGACAATTTAAAAGGCAGTTTGAACGAAAACACAAACGATGCACGACAAAAAAAAGCCGTAATTAATAGCATTGATTACACCTATGCAGTGCAGAGATTACCAGTTTTTAGATCATCTTGGCAAGGAATTTATTTATATGGACTAGATAATAACTATCCAACAAAAGTACAAGAAATTGCGAAGCGTTCGCCTACTTTAGAAACTGCTATTCAAACACATACTAAATTTATTAAAGGCTTAGGGTTCGAGGGTGCAACGCCTTTAGATGTAATCAGCGGCAAAAGTCCGATCCTTAATTCTGATGGTTTAACTGCTTATGATTTTTTAACTTTTTTAGCAAAGGAAAAATCAAATATAAATATTGCGGTGCATGTCAATTATAATGCACTTGGCGAAGCTGTAGAGTTTACTCCAATACCTTACGAATTTATTAGAAAAAAAATAAAACTCAAAGGTGAAAAATACAAGCAATTAATAATCACCAATTTTTTCCATCTTGAAAATGAAATTAATTTAGGTTATGGAGTCGCTTTTTCAATGGAAAACTTTCAAAAATGGAAAGAGAAAAAAGAAGACGGGACCACATTAACAGCATTGAAATGCTATGAATATAATAATAATCCTGTAATCGTTCGGGAACAAATAGAGCTTTCGGGCGGAATTGATAATTATTCTGGACAGGTTTATTATAAAAATAACGAAAATTCGGTTTACCAGCGAGCTAACTACGATGTTGTATTAGATTCTGCACAATATGAGAGCGAAGCAGATTTATATTCATTATCAAATATCCAGAACAGATTTTCAGCTAGTGGCGTTTTAAAATTGCCGGACAATGTTTCAAGCAAAGAAGAATTAGACGAACTTAAATTAAAATTAAGAAACCTACACGGGAGCGAAGACGCTGGGCGTACTTTTGTAATTCCTTTCCTACCAAGCGAACCAATTCCAAACAATATCTTTGAATCCTTTGAATTGCAAAATATTGATAAACTATTCACTTTACAAAAAGCCGAAGCTCAAGCGAGTATAAGGCAAAAATATAACATTCCGAATGCTTTAATCGGAAAAGACAGCGAGGGCAATTTTGCAACGCAAAGGGTTCAAGAAATGTTCGACTTCTTCAACGCCATGACGGAGCCAGTACGCAAAGAATTAGAGGTCGATATAAATGTTTTACTTTCAAATTCAATTTTTAAAAATCAATTTAAATTTCCGATTACTATCGACCCATTGACTTATTATATAGAAAAAAAAGAAGAAGAAAAAGAAACTGAAAATAAAAAAGTAAGCAATGAAAATATTGATTAGTATTGACGATGTCCGTAATAATTACAGACAGTTAGGGAAACAAGTTAATGAAGAGAATTTTAACGGACACGTTCGAGAAGTTCAAGAAAATAATCTGAATCAAATTCTAGGGCAAACATTGACTTTTGATTTTTATAATTTCTTAGAAAACGGCTTTACATTAAGCAGTGAAACTTTCGTTCGAGATTCGACAAAACAACTGACAGCTACAAATGTAGATTTGAGCACATGGGTTGCATTTTCTTTAAAAATCAATGATAATATATATGTAGTCGTAGATAGTGCCGTATTTGATGGGACGGATACCATTATAAAGGTGTCAGGCTACGATTTACCGACCATTTTAACAACAATAGAATACTCATCTGAAAATAAATACACAAAATTACTAAACGGCTGCATTTCATCAGAAAATAGTAAACCTATTTATTTCAAAGGAATAAGACCGCTTTTGATATGGCATTTTTTAGCCAGTTATTTGATTGATGGCAGCTTGAAGCAGTCAGACGTAGGAAATATTAATATTATTGGTTCAAATTTCTCAAATGCAAGCAACCGACAATTAAATGAAGCACGGTCTAATTATTTAGAAAACGCAATAAGAGAACGCAACCATATTATTGATTATCTTGAGCTTAACAGTTCAATATATGAATTATTTAAAGGGCAAGCAAAGCAAAACACACAAGACTTTAATTTTTTTGCATTTTAATTTCATACTTACTTTTTATTTTTTTCTTTGACTCAGAGCTTGTTAGTTAATTCTAACAAGCTTTTTTTATTTAGAATCATTTCAAATAAGCCTAATTTAAAATATTTATTCAAGATTATTTAACAATTGTTTTGTAGTTTCATTTCTATTTTGTATTTTTGTTGAACAATTAAAGGAAATATATTAAATAAAAAATGATTATGAAAAAAAATATTCCATCTTGGGTACAGGCATTAATAAAATTATCTACACAGAAAGAAATTTCTGACTACACAAAGGAAATTTCAGAAAAAGGAATTTCAAAAACAAGCCTAAACATGAAGATTTCACCGAAATCAACGGACAGCTTTAGCACCGAGCAGCTGGAGCTTTTAGAAAAGGTTGCAGAAAGGGTTTGCAAAGAAAAGCAACAACTCATTAATGAAGTATTGAACGAAAAGCAATTATTTAGCTTCTCAGAGCTTCAAAAATACAGCGGCTTTATTGAGTTTCTCTTTAGAGCTCGTTTAGCTATTCATGTTAAAGAAAAATTAAGCGAGCTTACTAAAGAAAAGCAAGCTCCGCAAATAATAATTAATTTAGCGACCGAAAAATATATCCAACTAAAAAAAAATCAGCCAACTTTAAATGAAAATGAAAAACAATTTGTTCGCTACAAAAATGTTTATTATTTCAATTTTGTAAAGATTATGCAGTATCAAACTGCAATAGTAACCGCTCAAGGGACTGTTTTAAATCAAGACTACCATGAAGAATATAATATATTGTAGTGAAAGCATGGCGTTGGAGATAACGCAATGCAAAAAGCTCTTAAGGATTAAGAGTTTAACCAAAGAAGAAAGGGAAATAGTCGAATTAAGAATAAAAGAACTGAAAAAATGGAAACATTGCAAATAAGTAATTGGACTCAAACACCTGAGTCTGTTCGAGATAAAGAAAAGATATTAAACAAATTGAAAGAAATTAGAGAAAGAAGAAAAAAAAAATTAAAGGGTCGATACAAAGACACTGAATTCGTTTTGAAGTGCGATGAAATAATCGCAGATCTATCAGAAACAATTAGAAGAATGAAATAATAAAAAAAAACATTATGATAGCATACGATACATATAAACTGTCAAACCCTTTTGACGATATGAACATAGATGAAGATTGCTCTGAATGCATTGAGTGTAACTCATTTTTTAAGGAGTCAGAGCTTAGTGAAACAGGAATGTTTTACGTGTGTAAAAATTGCAGCGACAAATTATATGAAGCACAAAGCGAACTAGAAATTTTAACGAAGAATATTGCAAAGTATAAAAAGTCGGAAAATAAAAATTTAACAATTGCTCAAGCTGAAGAGTTATTAATGAAATGGCTTGCAAGCCAAATGAAATATAAAAAAATAACAATTGATGAGTTAAACACAAAAGAGTGCGCAAATGCAATTGCTTTACTAGAATAGATTAATTCTAAACTACAAAAAGGCTTTTAAAATTGAATAGAAATTTTTAAATTTGAATTATAAACAATCGGTGGCGTACTAATAATAATAATCCTGTATGCTAAAATCTTATACGCTGCCGATTAAAAAAATAAACATTATGAGTGAAGAAGTAAAAAAATACGAAACACAAGGAGAGATTGTTTTGAGTAATGAGCAGTTGGCTAACTACTTAGATTTATACGGGTACAGCAATCTTGAAGAAAAAGAGAAGGTTCGATTTATTGAGGTTTGCAAAATGGCGAAATTAAACCCTTTCCAGAGGGAGGCGCATATTTCCGCCTACGGAAGTGGAGAGTATAGGCAATTTGCTATAATCACAGGGTATGAGACTTACATAAGACGTGCCGAAGACACTGGATTAGTGAGAGGTTGGCATGTGGAGACATCGGTTTGCGATACAGTCAAAACTGATATTCAAGGAAATTTAAAAACAATAAAAGACCTACAGGCGACTATTACAATATATAGAGCCGACTATGATTTCCCATTTACTCATACTGTCAAGTTTTCTGAGTATGTTCAAAAGACAAAAAAAGAAGAAAGAGTAACCGCTTTTTGGCTTAAACCTGAAAGTCAATTGAAAAAGGTTGCAATCGGTCAAGGCTTTAGATTGTGCTTTAGTAAAGAATTGAGTTATCTCCCATATACAAGAGAAGAGACGATCGAAAGCAGTTACAAAGACATTACAGCCACAACAGAACAAAAACCAATAGAAAAAAAGTTAAATGAACTTGTTGAAGGTTCGGAGACTTGGAACAAGGTAGTTGAAAAACTATTAAAAGGCACAGCCATTGACAAAGTAAAGGAATATTATACAATTTCGCCTGAGCTTGAAGAAAAGCTAAACTCAATTATTGAAGAAGAAACTGAAAGAATTATGAACGAAGAAAGTAAAAACTTTGAAAAATAAAGCAATATGAACTACAAATATTACAAGTGTAGAGCTGAAGGCGATGAAGTACACACATTAATAAGCGAAATAAACGAAAGGCAAGCAGCTATCTCTTTCGTTCGTATACTGAATAGAAACAATGACTTAGTCAATGATAATGACGGAATTAATGTTGAAATAGAAGAAAATGAAACCATTTTTAAATTTAATGTTTCAGTTGAGGCTGAAATAGTTTATCACGTAGAAGAAAATAAACAATAAAACAAAGCAACATGAATATATTTTTATCAAAAGTAAAATTTGCATCAATTGATGCAATAACAGAAAAACAAACAACAGCAACAAATGTTTTTCTAATTAACGCTGTAAGCTTTACCGAAGCGGAAGCAAAGACTTATGAAGCAATGCAGGATACAGAATTTACAGTACAGCCGATAAAAAAAATCAATGTTTCGGAAATTATATTTTCAGAAAACAAAGAATTTTTCTTTGAGTTTAAAGTTTGTTTTTCCGAAATGGACGAAAAAGGCAAATTAAACAAAAACAATGAAACTATTCTAGTTCAAGCAAACGAAATCATAGAAGCCTTAAATATTTTAAACGAAAAATTAAACGATTCAATCGCAGATTTTGAAGTAATAAAAGTTGCAAAAACAAATATAAATTCTTATATTGATTAATAACAAAAGGGGTTTACGCCCCTTTAAAACTTAGCAGCATGAAATTTAATAAAGGAATAAAAGTTTATGACAATCTTCTTCAAGGTTCGGACGAATGGAGAAAATTAAAAGCTGGTCTTTTTTCGGCTTCAAATGTTTCTGATATTTGCGGAGTTAAAGGACTAGGGAAAATAGGCGAAAGCCTTATAATTGAGAAATTTGGAGAATATTGCACTGGTGAACTAGATGAAATAAGCAGTAAAGCAATGCAACACGGGACCGACACCGAGCCAATAGCAAGAAATATTTACGAAGGTATGATCGGGCTGCCTATTTACGAATACGGATTTATTACAAATGAGAAATATCCAAATTGCGGAGTTTCGCTTGATGGAGTAGTTTTCCACCCTTTC